CTACTATTAATGCTATGAAAGACCTGTCAGCGTTACAAGCTGAACCAGATCTTTGGAAGGATATCCAGGAGCTTATGAAATATAGCACCCCAGACATCTTCTCCGACAAGTGCACACCACACCAGGGAGAGTTTTTACACTCAAAACTGGTACTGCTAAGCGATAAGGCGTGTAAAACGCGCGTAATTGCAATAGCAGATTGGTGGACAAACACAGCTCTAACAAGTTTGCATAAAGCATTCATGAAAGGGCTGCAGAAGCTACCAAGTGATGTGACCTACAGACAATCTTCCATACCTAAACTTATTCAAGGTTTAGGCAGAAGCTTATTTAGTTCTGACATGACTGCTTTTACAGACAGACTCCCTATTGATTTAGGTGAAGAAGTTATAAAAGCAGCTTATGGAAGCCACATTAGTGGGTTGTGGAAACGTATCACAACACATAGAGCATTTACCCATAAAGGCGTAAAGTACCACTATCGTTGTGGTAGTCCCATGGGCTTGCTAAGCACATGGGCCGTATCAACTTTCACACATCATGTAATTAAACATTACTGTGCCTATAAATTAGGAGTACAAGGTTATAAATACCTTATACTTGGAGATGATACCCTAGATACTAATGAAACCGTGTATAATTATTACACACAAGTAATCAAAGATCTAGGCGTTTCCATCAGTCTCGCAAAATGTACTCAAAGCTCACAAGGATATACCGAGTTTGCTAAGAGACTTTTTGCTCCACAAGGAGAGCTTACCGGTTTACCAGTAAGCCTTCTAATGGAACTCAAGACAAAGCCAGAACAGTTCATAGAACTAGTTAGACTATGTCGAGAGCGAGGCTACGAGGATAAATATCTCGAACCCGTGATTTCTTCTCTATTATCGCATCATAAAAAAGGTGCTTTAATAGCAGACATGCTGTCTCTTCCTGTAAGGCTTTCGGGAATGCCTCCTTTATTGAAGGTTAAACCTGAAACTGCCGCTGCAAATTTATGCGCAGCCAGCGAAGAGGTCCAAGACATGCTCTTGCAAGACGCAAGAAACTATGTCTTCTGGAATACAGCCAACAAGCTTGAATTACGGCCTGTTGCGAAATCAAAAGTCTGTCAGATAACGGTAGAACCGTCACACCCACTGATCTATGGCCTTAGCGCACAAATCGATGGGGTTCTGTATGATGAAGCTCTTTTTGGCTTAACTACAGAGGGTGATTATTCTATCTACAACCAGTGGATGAAAGGGGAGTATCAACACTTGCTAAATTTGCCAAGTGTTAATACCTATCGTTTTTATAACAAGGGACATAAAGTCACCAAGTGTAAATTCGAAGTCTTCAAAGCTCTCTGTGCAATAGCACAGGGCGATACGAAGATCCGCCTAACCAGCCTTAATAAATTGAGTAATCAAGATATTATGGGTCTGGCTCTCAGAGATTTATATTAATCTCTAGAGACTTCATGATAGAACGAGTAAGTTATCAACTTACAAGTTGGAATCAAGAGAGTGCTTACTAGTCTGGCCTGCGTAAATTAAAGCAGGTGCTCGATTGTTGGGCACAACTGGTACGCCA